GAAGAAGATCGCTTCCTTCGTGACCTCGACGACCAGCCCCCGCTTGGTGGTGACCGGCGTGTCGATGTAGGTCTGCGAGACCCCCGCCTTCGGGTAGGGCTGGCCTTCATCCACGACCAGGGCTTCGTCGCCGATGCCGCTGATTCCGGGGATGCGCTCGCCGTTGAACTGCGTGCTCATCGTCGGGATGATCCCCGAGAACACGAACGCCTCCTGCTGGTATTCCGCCATGATGGCGTTATACAGCAACTGCCCGCTGATCTTGGCGAACTGGCTCGAAGCCACGAGAGAGGCAGTCTCCCGCAGTTCGGTGTTGCCGTTCGACCGTGGATCGTACATGCCGACGAGTTCACGCCCGTCATCGACGAAGTTCTCGAAGAGCCCGCGAATGCTGAAGTCGCTGAATCGCAACTCCTTCTTTCGGAGACCCTCCGCGAGATCCTGATGGAACCGCTCGGGCTGCCCATCACGTTGAGCCGCCTCGTACAACCGCCGCAAGGCCTTGAGGTTGACCATGATGTCCCTTTCGCCTTATCGGCTCTGAGTACAAGAAACGTAATCCACGCTGAGCGTCTCGTTGTTCGCGCTGCCGTTCTTCACACCGAAGACAATCTGCATCTCGGTAGCCGAAGTGAAGATGTAATCGTGCTGAGCGACAAGAACGCCATCGACGAAGAACGAGACGTAGGCATTGGTGGCCGAGTACGGAATGTACTCGATCCGCAGAGTCTGGTACGCCGCACCGCCAGCAGTCACAGCCCGCTTCGCCAGGTTGTTGACGTTCGCCGCTGTGAGTTCGGTCGTGGTCTGCGTGGTCGAGTTGCTCGTCTCGGTCTGCCACACGGTCCCGCCATCGACCTTGAAGAACACCGCCCCACTGTAGGACGACTTCGGCCCGGCTCCGTCATCCACCAGAGCATTCGCCCCGACCGCATCCATCAGGCCGACGAGGATATTCGCGTCGTCCGTGTTGGCCTCGGTGAACTGAACGCGAGCCTCGAAGAGGGCAGGCTTGTCAGCAGCGAACTTGAGCACCTCGTTCGCCGATTCGACGTAGGCCTCGTCGTTGTCGGCAACAGTTCCATCGCTTGCCACGATGGCGAGAATCCCGCCCGCAGCATCGCCCACCGAGGCAGTGCCCGAGTCGGTCAACGTCGTCGCCCAGTCCGCCGAATCGACGTCGCGCGTGAAGTCATCGGCGATTGAGAATTGATTGCGGGTCAGCAGAAGCTGCGTGAGCCCATCGTTACGGACAGCCATGATCGCTCCTTAGTTGCGAATCGCGGCGAGGAAGCCGCTGGTATTGTTGGGATAGGCAGCGACAGCCGCAGCCGGGGGACTCGCAGCAGGCCGGGCAGCACGCTGAGCAGCAGGCCACGACTCTACCAGCTTGGCCCGCTTGTCGCCCGGCATGGCCGCAAGGGCTTCGAGCCGCTCGCGGGTGACCTCGCGGCCCGCCGATTCCAGCAACGCCCGTGCGTCGTGGTCGGCCTTCAAGACGGCGAATCCCTCAACCAGCGTGTCCAGCTTGGACATGATCTTGGCGACAGATTCCGCCATCGGCTTCTCATCCATCTTGTCGGCCTCGCCCATCTCGATCTCAAGGCTGGGCTCTTCCGGCGTCTCCATCGCAGCGAGGAGGGCCTTCAGCTTGGCGACCATCTCGCCCATGTCGCCGTTCATCGCCTCCATGACCTTGGCCTTGAACTCGTCGGCCTCCATCATGGGCTTCTTGTAGCCTTCGACTTGCATATATCCTCCCTCGCTCTCGAAAAGCCCCGCGTTGGTGGCGGGAGTCTGGACCAGATCAACGCTGTGGACTCGCTCGACGGTCTCAACGATCGTCGTGCCCCCATCCATCCGCACGGTGCCCTCGGCGTGGTGACTCAGCCCCAACCGGTTCGGGTTCCGCTGGGCCACCTCGACCAGCAACGGTGCCGACGGGTGAGACTTCAGGTAGTGCAGATCGCCATAGACCGCGTTCTCGCGCACAGCCACACCACGCAACCAGCCGAACGCAGCCGCCACGGGTCTGTCTGTCGCATCGCGCGAGTGATCGACGTTCACCGCTACGCCTTCATACATCCCTGCCGCCGACTTGATCGCTTGGGGCGAGTATCGACGCCCGTTCTTTGACGACGGCCCGAGGATTCGGACGCCACGAATGACGCCTTCCTCGGTGTCGATTGCTGTCGGGCTGAGCTGTTCTTGTTCAATGAGTCGCATGGTGCCATGATGCGAGAAGCCCGCCGCGTGGGACAATAGCCGAGTAGGCAAAATGCGACGTTGATACAAAACATGAGTTTTTCTCGGGGAATAGACCCTGCGCAACTGGTTGCGCAGGGTCACCTCCTGACTCGCTTCGCCGCCGGTTCCGCCTGTGTCGTGAGATAGCACCGGCAGTTCGGATGTGCTGGCGGACCACCATTGGCGACGATCTGACTGATCGCCCGAGTCCCCCCAGGTGCAACCAGCGTTCGCAGCACCGGCTCCCACAAGTCGGGCACCTTGCCGTCGAGGGGCCGACACACCGGGCAGACCCTATCGTCCTTCTCCGTTCGCCATCGCGTGATGAGGTTATATCCTCGGTCCTCGACCACGGGCCTCACGCCATTCGTCCCGCCGACTGCCGCTTTCGTGACCTCCGTTGCTGCCGTCGTTGCATCGCGGGCCGGACCGATAGCCTGAGTCAAGACCTCCTCGACGTTGGCCTCGGACGGCGGTGTCGTCGCCCAACCCTTGCCCGCCGCGTCAATGATCTCCTTGGCAGCCTCGATGTTTGCCCGGGCCACCTCTGCCGCCTGCGTTGCCGTGGATGCCATGCCTTGACGCACCATCGCCGAATGCTGCGCATCGCCGGTCCCCGTGCTCCCGATGAGTTCTTCCAGATGCTGATTGGCCGCGAGCATCCAGATTGCCAGCAGCATCCCGGCCATCTCCTGCCGCCGCTCCTGCTCCCATCGTGCCCAGTCACTCGACGTCACCCGCGACGGGTCGGGAGGATCGCCCAACTTGTCGCGCAGTTCCGCCCGCTGCTTGCTCGACAGCCGAGACAACCGCTTGGCAAAGTCCGCCTCGATGGCCATGCGACCGACGATCTCAGACATCGCAGCAGCCCTCGTGTCCGTGAAGTTGCGACAGGATCGCCCGGGCCTCTGGCACGCTCTGCACTGACTCCAGAGCCGCCGCGACTGCCGCGTCAATCGCCGACTCGCTCACGTTGCCTACGATCCCCGCCGCCCAGTCAACGCCCGTCGTCCCGCCCCAGCCCAGCCAGGCGACGTACCCCGCATCCCTCCACGGCTCGTCCTTGAACTCCGGGGCGACCTCGGCGTTCTTCCGGTGCCGGGCGAAGGCCGCCATCCTGCCGACTGTCTCCCGCGAGAGCCGATCCCCTCGGGCCAGTTGGTTCGCCCGCGTCCACCCGACCTGCGTCATCCCCTGCACAGCGTCCCCGTGCTCGTCACGCCACCGCAGGACTCGCTTGGCGTTGTTCCTCGCGGACTCGGGAGGGTCGTAGGATTCGGCCTCCTGCACGCTCGCGGGCTGCATGTTGGCCTGCTCGGCGTCGTAGTCCAGCCCCGCCTGCTTGGCCGCTGTCCGCTTGCTGAGGATGCCCGACTGAATCTGCATCGCCTGCACGGTCGCCAGTTCCTGCGGGTTGCGACTGGCTACGCTGGGCTTCTCCACCGCGATCTCGACCATGGACTCGATCTCGGCCCACGGCACTTGGGGCAATCGTCCCTGCTCCCACGCAAACCGCAGCACCTTGTACAACATCGCTTGGAACGTGCGAGCGTAGAACGCCTGATCGGCTTCCCGTGCCTTCACGAACGGGCTTTCGGCCACCAGCGTGCTGGCGTAGTTCGCATTCGACGCATCCCCCGAGACCATGTATTCCGGCATTGCCCAGCGGGTTCCGACGATTCGCAGAACGTATTGCGAGACTTCGAGAAAGCCCGAGTTCCGCTCCGCACCCATTGGGCCGGGCTTGTACTGCAATCCGGGACTCGGCTTCAAGATCGTCCCCGGGTTGTATCGCTGCACTCGCTGCGGCTTCTGTCCCCCGCCGACGACATGCCGACCGTACTGGGTCACGGCATCGCTCGCCCCGAGGGACTGGATGCTCGCCTGCGTCGTGCCTGCTGGGGCCTCCAGAATCCACGCGATAGCGGATTGCAGTGCAGCACCTTCCGCCATGTTCCGCCGCAGCTTGGCCTCTCGGGCGATCTCCTCGACGATCAAGAACGCATCCGAGACCCCGCGCTTGGCATTCGCCACCGCATTCCGCCGGACGTGCAGCATCCGCCGGGCCGGAATGTAGTCCCAGTCGATCCCCCCATCGTCCCGCGACAGATGGTAGCCCAGCACCTGCGATGGTCGGGCCTCGGGAGTCCGCACGCCAAACGACCACGACGTCGGCCCGTCGTAGTCCGCCAGCCATTCCTCCAACTGTCGCACGTTCCCCGGCTCGCGGATCTGGTCAGGCTCAAGGAAGCACAGCGTGGGCCTGCCCTCGGGCGATGCCTCGATGTAGCAGAACGCCTCCCCGTCTTCCCGGCTGCGGTGGTGGATCTCGCGGTCGATCACGCCGACGAAGTCCACGTCATCAAGGAACCGGTCCACGATCCGCTGGCACTGCTCGGCGAGTTGTTGGTTGTCGCACTGCACTGTGAAGCCGAAGCCCGGACCGAACGTGTATTCCGCGAGCCGGTCGAGTGCCGCCGTCAGCACCGGAGTCAAGAGTGCCAGGTTGCGGGCTGCCCCCCTGACATAGGCCAGGTCGATCTCGGAGTCGTAATAGGGCTTGTACCGCCCGTCCGCCCGATCGGTCGCCGATGTGAACGGATTGACTGCGGTCGGATACCCGAACGTCGGATCGTCGTACAGATAGCCTCGCCGGTCGATGGTCTCGGGCACGAACGCCTCGAACAGACCCTTAATCGCGTCGCTCATTCTTCGATTCCCTCAGAGTCTTCCGGCGTTCCCCGCACCGCTGACACTCGCGGTACTCAACAATCCCTGACCGCCCCGCGTGGCTCGTCCGAATCCGCATCGGCTCACCACACTGGCACATTCTAACCACCTGACGATATCGCCCAATGTCGCTCAAGTGAATACCTCCTCTGCGTCCTGATCCACGCCCACGG